ATTTGCTGTAAGAGATGGAGATGTGTCACTCAATGTGGTGAAACCGTTTTTACTGAAATCAAAACATGAAAAATCCAAAGAGAGTTATGGTTTTGAATCCACTTCCACAACCGTCACAGCACTCCTTTACAGGGGTGCTTTTTTATTGTATACTACATTCATACGAAACAAACCAATGACCGTCAGGCACGAAATCAAATCTCAACTTGCCAAACTTCTTGCCACTGAAGACCTTGTGGTTGAGAATAAGAATGTTGAGACCGCATGTTTCAATGTCCATACTCGTGTGCTGACATTGCCGAACTGGGATAAGGCAGGTAATGAGATATATGATATGTTGGTGGCACATGAAGTGGGACATGCACTTTATACACCAGATCGTGATTGGATAAAAGAATACAAGATACCTCCACAGTTTGTGAATGTGGTGGAGGATGTTCGCATTGAGAAAATGATGAAGCGTCGTTATGCTGGTATCTCTAAGACCTTCTATAAAGGATATAATGTTCTTGCCGATGAGGACTTCTTTGGTGTTGAGTGTGAAGATGTAAGTAAGATGAATCTTGCCGACCGTGTAAATCTTCACTTCAAGATTGGTAACTTTGTTGATATTCCTTTCGGTGAAGATGTAGAGATGTCTATTGTTCGCATGATCAAAGATTGTGAGAACTTTGATGATGTTCTGATTGCGGCACAGACACTCTATAAGTATTGTAAGGAGCAGATGAACACCGAAACCAAGACTGATATGGATTCATTGGAATCACAAAGTTCTGGTTCATCTGAAGAACAGTCTGATAACTCCATGGAGCAACAACAGCAACCTGGAGAATCTGAAGATAGTACTGATACCGAGCAAGACACCACCGAGCAAGACACCACCGAGCAAGACACCGCCGAGCAAGACACCGAGCATGTTCGTCAAGGTGGAGAAACCAATCCTGAACCTAAAGTCGATACAATGGACTCATTAGAAGATGCAATTAAAAAACTTGCATCTATGGATGGATTTGAGAATGTTTATATAGAACTTCCTCAAGTTAATCTTGATGATATTATTGTTCCAAATGGAGAGATTCATGAGAGATGTGATGAACTCTGGGACAATCCTCACGATCCTTATCTGTTTGATTATGTTGATAGTGAGTTTCTGAAATTTAAAAAATCAGCACAGAAAGAGGTAAATTATCTTGTCAAAGAATTTGAGTGTAGAAAATCTGCTAATAGTTATGCTCGTGCTACTACTAGTCGCACTGGAGTTTTGGACTGCTCTAAACTTCACACCTACAAATACAATGAAGACTTATTCAAGAAAGTAACCACACTTGCCGATGGTAAAGACCATGGGTTGATTTTCATTCTCGATTGGTCTGGTTCTATGGGAAATGTATTAATGGACACCATGAAGCAGTTATTCAATCTTGTATGGTTCTGTAAAAAAGTTTCTATTCCATTTGAAGTATATGCATTCACGAATGAATATCCATTAATGAGTGATGATGGAGAACATCTTTTTCGTAAACGTCCTTATGAGAAAAAAGATGGTTTGGCGCAGATTCATGAATATTTTTCTTTGATGAATATTCTATCTTATAAAGTAAATTCCAAAACTTTAGAAAAACAAATAAAGAATATGTTCCGTATTGCTCAATATATTAATTTTGGTGCAAGATATCCTATTCCTCATGGAATGGGATTGTCTGGAACTCCTTTGGATGAAACGATGATTGCACTTCATCAAATTATTCCACAATTTAAGAAAAATACTAAAGTTCAAAAAGTTCAGTGTGTTGTTCTGACTGATGGTGAGGGATATGGACTTACTTATCACCGTGAGATTCAACGTTCTTGGGAATGTGAACCTTTTATTGGAGTTGGTAGAATTACTGATAACTGTTATCTCCGAGATCGTAAAACGGGAAACACTTATTCTTTGGATTCTATGTGGGATGATTACACTGATATTTTAATTCAAAATTTGAGAGACAATTTTACTGATACTAATTTTATTGGTATTCGTGTTCTTGAGTCTCGTGATTCTCATCGTTTTATTAGTCGGTACACTTTTGGTGAATATAAATTAAGAGAGAAAATACAAAACCAGTGGAAAAAGGAGAAATCGTTTTCTATTAAGAACTCTGGTTATCATTCTTATATTGCACTTTCAGCAACAACTCTTACAAGTGAATCTGAATTTGAGGTATCAGAAGATGCTTCTAAAACACAAATCAAAAAATCTTTTATGAAGAGTCTGAAGAACAAAAAAATGAATAAGAAAATTCTAAATGAGTTTGTGGGACTTATTGCCTGATAAATATTTCTATAGTAATAGGTATTAAGAATGTCTAGATTTGGAGATTTATTGGGAGGAAAAACTCCGGCACCAGCTCCAGCAGCACCTGCACAACCTACTCCAGTTGCAGTTCCTTCAGAACCAGCAGAAGCAATTGCTCCTGAACCTACTCAAGAAGTTTTTGAAAGTGATGTTTCTATCGATGAAATGAGTAAGGACGAACTTGAAGAGTATGGTAGAACTGTTGGTATCGAACTGGACAGGAGACATTCTCGTAGAAAATTGATTAAAGAGTTGAAAGAGCATCTGACCAATTCTTAAACTGTCCACTGGGGGTCGTTGAGACCCCTTTTTCATTGTATAATAACTTCAGTTGAAACCAACAAAACAAGATCATGTCTCTTTCTGCTGATTACATCGTCACTTCCTTACAGGAACTTTATGGGGAGTCTGTAACCGGTTCTGATATTCGTGGATGGTGTGCGATGAATGGATCTAACTATCAGACAGTTACAAATAAAATTTCTGATTATAAAGTTGGACGTGGTAAGTGGAACCTTACCGTTCGGGAAAAAATGGAGCAAACCTACCAAGTTCCCCCTGCTCCCCCTGCAATAATTCCTGCTCAGGAACAAAACTTTATTCCTGATAAAGATGATACTTTCGTCAAGTTTGGTAACTTTGGTGATCTTAAAAAAATTATTCAGTCCAATCTTTTTTACCCAACGTTTATTACGGGTCTTTCGGGTAATGGTAAAACGTTGTCTGTAGAGCAAGCTTGTGCTCAACTTGGACGTGAACTCATTCGTGTAAACATTACTATTGAGACAGATGAAGATGATCTTATTGGTGGTTTCCGTCTTGTCGGTGGGGCAACTGTTTGGCATAACGGACCTGTCACTGAAGCACTCCAGAGAGGAGCAATCTTGCTACTCGATGAAGTTGACCTTGCTAGCAATAAAATCCTCTGTCTCCAGTCCATCCTTGAAGGTAAGGGTGTGTTCCTGAAAAAGATCGGTAAGTATGTAAAACCAACAAAAGGTTTCAATGTATTTGCCACTGCGAACACAAAAGGTAAAGGTTCTGATGATGGTCGTTTTATCGGCACTAATGTTCTGAATGAAGCATTTCTTGAGCGTTTTCCTGTGACCTTTGAGCAGTCTTATCCAACTCCTGCAACTGAACAGAAAATTCTTGAGGGTATTGCTTTGGATCTTGGAGTGGAAGATCGTGACTTCTGTAAGCGTCTTTGCGATTGGTCAGACGTGATCCGTAAAACGTTCTATGATGGTGGTATTGATGAAATCATCAGCACCCGCCGCTTGGTTCATATCATTCGTGCCTATGCTATTTTCAAAGACAAAGCAAAGGCAATTCAAGTTTGTGTAAATCGTTTTGACGATGAGACCAAACAGGCATTCTTGGAACTTTATGACAAAATTGATGCCGACTTTGTGATGCCTACTGAAGAGCAACAAAAACAATCTCTTGACGCATACAACTTTTCTTGATATAATAAGTTATGATTAATATGCTTTACGATGAAATTTTAAAAATGGATGAATACACTAATACTAACTTGAATTCGACAGTTGGCAATTGGGCAAAAGATGGCACTTGGATAGCAGGAACAAATGATCGTGACTTTTGTATTAATCCTGATCCTGATGCCATCTATGCATCTTCAACACCCTGGAAATATAATGAAGAAGAGATCGTAAAAGAACTTCTTGACTATATTAGAGGAACTTATAAGCAACACTATGCTGCTAACGATCAAAATCTTCAAACTTTAGATTTTATTGAAGCAGCACACAATGACGGTGAAGCATGTTCTAGAGATAATATTATGAAATATGTTTCACGATATGATAAGAAAGGTACTCCACGTCGTGATATATTTAAGATCCTTCACTATGCTGTTCTTCTCATGTATTTCAATGATAAGAATACAAATCGTGAAACGTACCCTCAATAATAATGAAAATCAAAGAACAAACAATGAAACTGTCTGACAACGCACTTGCTATCCTCAAGAACTTTGCGGGTATTAACAATTCTATTCTTGTAAAGCAAGGCAACAAACTTCGCACTATTTCTGTGGCAAAGAACATTCTTGCCGAAGCAGAAATTAAAGAAGATTTTCCACGGGACTTTGCGATTTATGATCTCAACCAGTTTTTGAATGGTTTGAGTCTTCATCAGGATCCTGACCTCGACTTTAATCAGGGCAGTTACTTGAGCATCAAAGAAGGTAAACGTCGTGTGAAGTATTTCTTTGCTGACCCGAATGTAATTATTGCTCCTCCAGAGAAAGAAATTACATTACCATCTCAAGATGTATGCTTCCAGTTGGATAGTGTGACACTTGAAAAATTGACGAAAGCAGCAGCAGTATATCAACTTCCTGATATGTCTGCCATTGGTGAGAATGGTGTTATTAAACTTGTCGTTCGTGATAAGAAAAACGATACTTCCAATGAGTATGCCATTATTGTTGGTGAGACCAGTGATGATTTTGAGTTTAACTTTAAGGTAGAAAACATCAAGATTATTCCTGGTGCTTATGAGGTGGTAGTGTCTTCTAAACTTCTGTCACAATTCAAGAATACACAACACAATCTCAAGTATTATATTGCTCTGGAACCCGATTCGACATTTGGATGAGACACATTCTTTTTACTCTCAAAGGTTGTCCTTATGGATTATTAGATGATGAAGCACATATCCGTAATGTGCTTTCAAATGCTGCAACACTATCTGAAAGCACCTTATTAGATATTTCATCACATAAGTTTGATCCTCATGGTGTAACTGCCATAGCACTTCTTGCCGAATCTCACATTAGTATTCATACTTGGCCGGAGAATGGTATGGCAGTATGTGATGTCTTTACCTGTGGAGATCATACAAATCCACGATCTGCTGCGACTTATATGTATGAAGCAATGGGTGCAACAGACATTATATCTGAAATCTTTACTCGACCTTTGAAATGACCAAAGTTGATGTCCCAATGAGAATAACTGGTAGTATCCTAGTGATTACTGCGTATTTTGTTGTTCTTCATATCAATATGACTCTTGGAGTGATGCTTCACTTCGTTGCTGATATGATTTCAGTTCCTTACTTTATAAGGACAAAATCTTGGGATGTGGTTATAATGCTTATGTTCCTACTGGCAATCAGTTTTAGCAAACTCTTAACATGAACATTTTCATCACAAATGAATGTCCAGTCAAGTCTGCACAGGTTCTTCCTGACAAGCACATCGTCAAGATGCCTCTAGAGTGCTGTCAGATGCTCTCTATCGTTGCCTCAGACAAATGGGGGCACGGGTATGGAACTCTTCCTAAGACCGATGGAACCCCGTATGCGACCGATAAGGGTGCCTTTCGCAATCACCCCTGCACCGTATGGGCAAATGAAACTGCTGCAAATGCCAGATGGTTAATCCGGCACGGTCTTGCATTGTGTGAGGAGTATGCAGCACGATATGGTAAAGTGCATACCTGCTTCCAAACTCTTCTAGAAGCAGATAAAATCTTTCCAAAGACAAGATTGGATGCTCATACATCTTTTGTTTTTGCGGGACCTGA